AAATTAGTTTTTAGCATTTGTCCTGCTACTTCAAAGACTCTACCACTATATCTAGATTCAACGTTCATTCCAAGATCCATCAAGTCTTCATATGCTTCCATTGCTTTTTCAGCAACTTCTCCTAGCTCGTTATCTGCTAGTTCTCCTAACCCTTTTACTTGTGGCAAAGCCGCAGAAATTTTATCCATTTCTGCGATATCCCTTAATGTATCATTTTGTTGTTGAACTATTTCCTTTTTATCTTTTTGTTTATCCTGTTTTATGATTTCTTTAGAATCAGGTAAATCCAAAAGTTCTTCTAATTTTTTACTCATAGTGTTGATCCATTATATGCTAGTATTATTTATCTTGTTGGTTTAACCGCGTCTGCCCTGATGGAATAGTTCTTTTTCGGTAATTACTCTAAATCCAATACCTTTTGATTTACAGTACTTACCTGCGGCTTCCCATTTTGCCATATTCAACACATATGATGCTTGATTTTGTTTATTTTTGCCTAAACTTTCTCGTAATGCTTGTGAACTTGGTTTTATTTCTATAAGCTCTACTTTATGAGCACCTTTTTTATCTTTATATTGTATAAAAAAATCTGGAACATACACTGTTGGTTTACCTGTTAAAGGACTTCTGTATGGAATCTTAATTGCTTCACTTGCCCATGCTGAAATAGCCGGATTTTCATCGCAAAATTTCATAAAATGGAATTCCCAACTTGATCTATATGTTGGCGTTTTCTTACCTACATATTTGTCTGCGTTTTTTAGATTGTATTTTCCCTGGGCCCAACGTTTCATTGGTTATCCCATAATGTTTCTTGCTTCTGTGGGCTTGTCTTCATTAGCAACTTTATATCCAAGTGAACTAATTTTTTGTCTGTTAAAATTAAGTACCTGCGTTACAGTATAGCTAAGTTGTAATTTATCAAGTCCTTTGAGTGTATCTAATAATTCAAATACTTTGACTCCGTCTATTTTAGCCTGTTGTAAAATCACGGTGCCTGTTGATACAGCTGAAGATCTATCGAAACCTTTTGATTCTAAAAAACCTATTACAGCATCTACATCATTACTAGGAAATGCTAATTCTTTTCCATAGTATGTATTAAAATATCTTTTGACGTCTCTAGCAGAATCTCTATTTTGCTTGGCTGGCAAATTAAGATTAAGTCCTGTTGATCCGCCTGTTGAACCGCTTGTTGTTCCTGATCCTGCTGTGCTTGAACTTGATGATGAACCGTATGACATGTGTAAACTCCTATACTCCTATAACTGGAGGTAATGATGGATAATCGTTTGCTTTATTTCTTGGGCCAAGTAATGCGTTAGCATCTGGTGCCGGATCTGTAGTTGTTGCTCCTGAAGCAGTAGTACCTTTAGATTCAGTTAGAAACTTTCCTGCCCCTACAACTGCCGCCGCGGCCGCAATAGTTTTTAGGCCGCCACCACCGCCACCTTTTGGCATAACTACACCAGCAACACCACTAACGTCTATTCCTGCGGCTTGGCCGATTCCTCCCAGTGCTTCACCTAAAAGTTCTCCGCCTATACCTGACGATGTCAAGTTACTTGCGTTGTTAAGTACATTTGCCGCTTTAAGCACAGTACCAAAGTTTGCTGTGCCACCTTGAATATCTGCTAATACTGATCCTCCGCCTGCTAACACTCCTGCCGCACCTAATAAACTACTTGCTCCTCCACCTGCTAATGATATCGGACTATTTGTTTTATCATAATGTTCTTCGCCAAAACCTTTTGGACTTCCGTTTTTGATAGGCCCTCTACTGTAATGTACAGTTTCGTATTCAATAGACATTGTACTGCTTACAGGCTCACTTGCTGAATTATCTAATGTATCGTGTGACCATTGAGCAATGATTGGATTAACAAGCGTCATTGAAGTATATCTTTTTCTTGACAGTTGGCTAATAGTAATACTGTTAAAGAACGGTGCAAAACTATCGTTATCGTATCCGTATCTATACATTTTTTGAGATAACATAACACCTCTGTTGTATTGTGAAGGTACTTGAAATTCTGTAATAGAAGGATCTACACTTCCGTCAGGCTGTACTCTCGCGTAGTTACCGTCTCGATAATAATACCTATAATATGCTTCCCACATAGCAGTTGTAACGCCAAAAGCATCGTCATGAAATACTATAGTGACTGGTGTGTAATCAATTCTTTTTTGAACTACACGTTTTCTGTTGTATTGATGTTTTACGTCTGTCTGAATATTAAATTGTGGAAGTGTAACATTTCTTACCAACATATTAAGTTCATTCAAATGTTTTTCTGCTAACTGCGGTATTACAGAGGATGCTTCTCTATTGATATTAAAAGTAACATGATAAAGAAACTTAACTTTGGGAGATAGTCTATGGCTATCGTCAACATAAAGTCTTGCCGCATGTTGTTTGTCAGCAAGATTTCCGTTAGGATTAAGAGCTCCTGATACTACGTTGTCTAAAAAACCATTTAATAAGTTTGCCATACTAATATTTATCTTTATAAATTAACCGAATAGTTAATTCTGTAAGGTCATAAAAAAAGGGCCCGGAGGCCCTTTAGTATAATTTTTTTTAATTAACCGTTTCCACCGCCTGTTATAGCTGTGTTGATTGTTCGTCCTATCGCTGTACCTATACCAGTTCCTTGTGGAGTCTGGATTGCGTTGTCATATCTAACAGTAAGTGTTACTGTTACTGGAGCAGATTCAGCGTAGTTTAGTGTATTATAATTTGCTGATTCTACATAGCAACCATATAGCTCGAAAGTTTCAAGCACTGTAGGAGCGTTAGCACCGTTACCACCATCAAGTATTTCGATTCTAGTAACAAATTTGTAATCGCTTCCTGATGCCGCACTTGACATTTCAAAGAAGTCTAATTGTTTCTGTAACTGCTCGCCAACAAGTTTTTGAACGTTGTTGCTGACATCTTCACGTAAGTTAAGCGTAATAGGCTCCCAAGTATGTTTACCAGCTAGGTATACTCTTGAGTTATACACATCAACTGTCATCTGATCGAACGATACGTTCGGTCTAGTAACATCCATTACCTGCTTAGTAAGTTCAGTAGTTGGACTTGATACACCAAAGTTTTCCAAAGATACCCTAAAACGGTATCCAAGTTTTGGCATAAGCAGTCCCTGATTAGATGCACTTGCGTTACTATCTAGCGGTACTGTTAATCTTGAAAGTGTTGAAATTGCCATTATATGCTCCTATTACTTTTATTTATCCGTTTAGAGTCCTGCTATTTCTCCAGTGTTTTTAAGTCTTAATGGAATGTAAATAAATTCCACAGCTTTCACTGGTTCAATTGCTATGTCAACGTATAGTTCATTTCTATCTATTCTAGCTGGTGTGTTGTTAGACTCATCACAAACAACTAAGAAATCATACAACGCTCTTTGTGACACAAGTTCTAACATTAAGCTATCAACTTGTGCTTTGATTTCATCACGTGTGATCTTATCATTTGGTTCAAAGATGTACGGCTTAGCAAGTTTCTTAAGTTGTGATCTTAGGAATATTACTAAACGTGCTACATTAATTCTATCTAACGCACTAGCATTTTTTGCTCTAGTCTTTTGACCAAAGTTAACAAGGCCTGCGCCTGTTAAGAATGTTATTGGGTTGATGTTTAATGAATATAATGTATCTCTTTGTCCTTCATTAAGAGCGATCGATTTAAATTCACCTTCAGCATCTACAAAACCTGCCGCACTAGCATTTGTAATGCCACCACGTCTTGTTCCTGCTGGAGCAAACCATGGAAATGATACTTGGTCACTTAAAGCAAGTGTTCTAAGCATACCATGACTTGGAGGAACAACTACGTTGTTACCTGCGTTGTCACTTGTGAATAAGCTCGGATAAAACACACCTAAGTATTCATCTCTAGTTACCAGTCCGTTGTCGTTGTCTTCAACAGCAAGTGCTGTGTTACTACCCCAGTTGTTAATTGTAGTACCATCACTTGCTAATCTAAATGGACTGTCACCAACGATAAATGCTGTTAAACCTCTATCATTATTAAGTGCTACCATTTCACCGATTAGTTCAGGATATCCTGGAGTTGCCATTACGTTAAACAATCTTGATTCATCATCTCTAATTTCTTGGTTACTGTTAACCATTGCTTGTAGAGCTTGAATGATTACTTTACGTTGTGCTTTACGTCCAAAGCTACCTGTACCGTCTGGTTGGTTAGCTGATTCAGTTACCCATCTGTGTGGATAATATGCCGCCATGCTCACGTCATCCATTCTAATGTTTTTAGCTGTAACATCTACATAGTTACGAACAAATTTCTTAACATTGAATCCACTTCTACGTAAGTTCCAAAGTAACATACCTTTTGGATAAAGTGCTGGATCTGGAGCGTCTGTGTCTAAGTGATCACTTACTAACATTTCTGCTATTGTTCCACTTGGTGATACTGTTGTTGAACCACCGTCTGTTCCAAACCTTGCGTCAGCAAATAAAATACCATCCTCAGTTGTTTGGTCTGCTTCATCTATAGCAAGCCATTTTTGAAGATCAGCATTGTATCTGTATACTTGTGGATAATTTTCTAAGTCTGCTGTTGATACCCAAATGTCGCCTGTAACAAGTGGTGTAGTATCTGATTGTTGTGTAGGTTCTGTAGCACTTACAATTGGTCCTGCTGGATCAGCTGAAGGATAAACGTTTCCGTAACCTTTCCAAGTAGTTCCGTTGTGTACCATAATATCTACTTCGTCAACAATTGAGTTGTACCATAGTCTACCATTTGTTGTTAATGCTGTTGGAGCATTAGGTCCTGCGTTATAAGTTAAGATTTTCCAATTTGAAGCATGGAAATCATAAGCAGAATCTCCTGTTGGAGCCGCATATAGATTTGCTGTACCTAATTTTGTGTTGTAGTTATAAGCACTAAATCCTGCGTTAGCAAAAGCATTACTTGTATCTTTAATTCTAATTTCTCCACCATCATTGTGTGTAATTACAACTCTGTTACTTGCGTCTACACTTGCTTGAACATTAACAAATCCATGTTCGTTAATTGCGTTAGCAAATAAGTCAGCATCGGTTGTAGCACCAGTCGCTGTAAACTGTAAGTTTACACCTGTGGCAAGTGCTGATTGTCCAACAATGCTTTCACCAATTACAAAGTTTTTAGCGCCAGCCGCAAAAGTACTTGCTGTGATAGCACTTGATGTAATTGTAGTTGCTCCTGAAGCGTTTCTAGCATAAATTGTAAAATCAAACTCTTCGTTTTCAGCTAAAGTTGTATGTGCTTGAATATACGTATCACCTACTGCTAGATTAATTCCGCCTCCTGCTTTATCAAGATTGAATAATGCTTCGTTATGTGATTTGTAAACAAGACATGTTTTCGCGTCCCATAACTTTGTTGTATCATTCCATACTTTAATACTAAAGTTAGCACCTAAGTTAGCATCAGTAGTTTTAAACCAAACTGATCCTGATGGTCTTGATTTTGTATCAGCTGTTTTAAAAGCTGGTACAGATGTATGCGGGGCAATCTCTAATGCCGGAGCATAGTAAGTTCCTGCTGTGATACCTAAGTCAGCTAACAGTGTTCCTGTAGCACCAGCCGCAATGGAAATGGCACCATCGTCGTCTGTTGAACCATCTGTTGTAGATGAACCGTCACTGTAAATGTAAAGTTTTCCATCAACTACTTTTGCTGAAACACCAGTAATTCCAGCATCGTTAATAGATGTAACCATATTAGCAACTGCTGTACCACCATTTATAACTGTTGATCCGTTGATAATAATTGTTTGGCTAGCTGTTAAAGTTGGGTTTGCTGTTGTACCTTGTATTGTTGGCCAACTTTTTACCCAATCAGCTGTTCCTACTTTTACCCAAGCACCTTGTGTATTTTTGTAGTAAACTTTGTTAACAGTTGTTGTTGTTACTACTGCGTAATCACCTACTGCTCCTACTGAGCCTTTTGGAAAGCCAGTATTTGCGCCACCAACAAGATTTGTTGCGTTTGTGATTACAAGTGGTACTTTGTTAGTAAATGATTGTCCGCCTGTTACTGTAACTGCGTTACCATTCCATTCAAAAATTCCGTATTTTGTTAATGCTGTGTCAAACCAATAAGTTCCGTTTGCTGGAGTAGCCGCTGGTGCGTTAGCACTAGGCTCTATTTCGCCCAAGTCTATGTCAGCTCTTGTTACGAATGCTCTGTTAGCAACACCTAAGAATGAGTAAGCCGCTTGTAGTCCATACTCGTTAAGTTCGCCACCGTTAATTGGATTATTGTTTGCGTCTGTTTGAAAAATTGGATCTCCAAACGTATCTGCTAGGTCCCTTTGTGAAGTAATTAAGAAAGGTACACCTGCGTTTGCTTTTGTAGTTCCTCTTGCTGTTCCTGTGCCCGCCGCGTTTGTTTTGTCTTGTTTTGACGCAACAAAAACCATAGGCGTTGTACCCGGTTCAGCTGGTGTGTAAAAGGATTCGTCGATTACACTAACCTGTACACCTGGTGATATTAATGCCATTTTTAGTTCTCCTGTAAATAACAACTGTTAAAAGTATTTAGCCAAGTTTTATAAAAATACCGTTGATATACCCTCTGAAAAGGGGGCAAAAAGGGATGGTAAATACAGTATGCGTCCACTTTGTGAATATTGTAAACAAAAGCCTGCGGCTGTGAACTACAAAAAAGGTAATAAAGTTTTTTATCGTAAGTCTTGTGAACGTTGTTTACATAACGGAAAAGGACATGGTATTCCTTCTTGGTATAAGGCTGGCTATAGGATGAAAACTGCTTGTGAGAAATGTGGATTCAAAGGAAAGCAAGAACAGTTTAATGTTTACCACATAGATGGGCGTTTAAATAATACACACATCGCAAATCTAAAAACTATTTGTGCTAATTGTCAGCGGTTGTTACAGAAGCAAGGCGTAAAGTGGAAGCAAGGCGACCTTGTACCTGACTTTTAAGATCGTTTATTGTTCCTTCATTGTAAATATTAAAATCAAAATGTGCTTTTGCCCATCTCCACTCACTTGAATGAACATCTGTAGGCTCTAATCCCAAATCTTGATATTGTCTAAACCATAAAGGATCTGGACCACGTTTGACACACCATACTTTACCGCCCATTCCTTTAATTACATCTACTTCATTTTCAAAACGTACATCTGGTATGACAAAATTAGTATCTGGATTATCTATAATTTTCTTCTTTACAAAACTTACCCAAACACCATCATAGAACCCGTTACGCATACAATCTGTTCCAAATTCTTGTAATACTAATCTTGGTGTTACAGAACGTCCTGTCTCTTTAGTCCAAAACTTATCTTCTTGTTCACGCCAAAAACGGCTGTCGGGTGTTTCACCCTCAAGCATATCGCGAGGCCAATCAAATAGAATAGATACAGCATCTTTCAATTTATCAGCAAAACTTATTTTTTCAAATTTATGTTCATCTACCAGTATATCAGCTACAGTGCCTTTACCACTTCCGATGAGTCCACATAAACCAATTATCATAGTGAGTCCTTATTAATAGTAATTAGTATATGTGATTATCTGAGATTTGTCAAGTGGTTTTTAACCAATAGTGAATCCGTAGCCTGTGCCACCTGGGACTGCTGTTGAAACTTCTGCTTCTAGTTTTTCCATTTCAGCTTGTGCTTCTGCTTTAAGAGCATCACCATTTAGAGTTGATCCACCTTGAGGACCAGCTATAGTAGCGAATTTACTACGTGCTTCACCAAGCATATATTTACACTTAGCAAGTGTATAATCCTTGATCCATTGAACAGCAAGATAGTCATCTAATAATTCAAAGTCTGGTCTAAAATTGTAGACATACATCAGTATTTCTTCTTCAGCCCTAGGACGTTGTAGAATAGTAATTTTTTTAGTTGCTGTGTTCCATTTGAATTCAATAAATGATCCAAACATTCTACCGACTAGTTCTTGATATCCCGCAAACGCATTGTAAGTAGCTAATCCGCCCATGTTTGAACTTGCTAGTAGGTATGTGTTAGTGTAGGCTAAGTTGAACGGTTCAAACAATGTACCTCCATCGCCGCCACCTGATCGTGAACCTATTGATCTTCTAAATACTTTTCTTACTTCTACTACTTCTTTAGGAAGAGTATAGTCGTTTTGATCAATAACTAATGGTAAGAACATATATGATTCTTCTACAGAATTATCAGATCTTTGTCTAAATTTTGTTAACGCGGCCGTCAGTGCAGTTTCGTAATGATCTGGATCTAACTCCACATCTATCATTCCACCGCCAAGATTAAGCTCTACATATTTGAATACTTCTTGTTTTTTTGTTTTTAGGTTGGTTGACATATACGTTCTCCGCTACAGTATTTATGCTCGGATAAATACTTATGTTATGCCGAGACTAAGTTTATATAGACCAGAAAAAGGAAAAGATTACACATTCCTAGACAAAACCATTACAGAAATGTTTACTGTAGGTGGCACAGATGTGTTTGTTCATAAGTATTTAGGACCTAAAAATCCAGCTGAAGGAGAAGCTACAGCAGGCACTCCGACCTATGATGCTGTCAAAGAAACAAACATTCAAGATCTAGTTTTTTTAGAAAACAGAGATAGAAAATATGCTCCAGATGTTTATACACTACGTGGCATTTACAATGTGGCTGATATAGATTTTGACCTTAGTCAATTTGGATTATTTTTATCACAAGATATTTTATTCTTAACAGTACCAATAAACTTCTGTGTAAAAGCATTAGGTCGTAGAGTTATTCCAGGAGATGTCATTGAATTACCGCATCTAAAAGACGATCATGCGTTTAATGAATTTGATTTTGCTTTGAAAAGATTTTATGTGGTTGAAGATGTAAACAGAGCAAGTGAAGGGTTTTCGCAGACTTGGTATCCACATTTATTCAGGCTTAAATTAAAACAGATTTACGACACACAAGAATATAAAGATATTTTAGATCAAAAAGCCGCAGAAGGATCTGATACTACCCTAAGAGAGTTGATGTCAACCTACAATAAAGAAATAGAAATCAACAATAATGTTGTAAAACAAGCTGAGGCAGACGCAGGTAAATCAGGATATGAAACAAGCCATTTATATACTTTACAAGTAGATGAAAAGGGTGTAACAGAACTTGTTACTACTGATACAAGTGAACTAGATGCTAGTACACAAAATGAACTAGCTGACAGAGTTCATCAAACACCCGAACGTGAAGGTTATGAAGGATATTTAATAGGAGATGGAATAGCACCCAATGGAGAAGCATTTGGTAGCGGAATAGGTTTTCCTACGAGCAGTATCAAAGGTGATTATTTCCTTAGGACAGATTTATTTCCTAATAGATTGTTTAGATATGACGGTCAAAGGTGGGTTAAAATGGAAGATAATGTAAGAACAAATTTAAGTAATACTGATGACAAGAAAACACAAAAAGGACAATTTATTAATAACTCCAATACATCACAAATTGGAGGCGAAACTGTGAAAGAAAGACAAAGTTTAAGTCAAGCACTTAAACCAAAGGCGGATAATTAATGCAACATTTTTATGATGGACAAATTAGAAGGTATATTACACAGCTAATTAGACTGTTTAGCAACTTCAAATACAAAGACGGGGAAGGAAAAGAAGTACAAATTCCTGTTTTGTACGGAGATTTGACTAGGCAAGTTTCTAATATAATTCGCGATCAAAGTGAGAATAAGTTACCATCTGCTCCACGAATGGCTGTTTATATAACAGCATTAGAACAAGACAGAACAAGAACTGCTGATTCTAGTTATGTAAGCAAAGTACATTTAAGAGAAAGAGAATACAGTCAAACAGATAATGAATATTTAAATACACAAGGTAAAAATTATACAGTTGAACGTATTATGCCTACTCCATATACACTTACTATTAATTTAGATATCTGGGCAACAAACACTGATATGAAGTTACAAATTTTAGAACAACTTTTAATGTTGTTTAATCCTAGTTTAGAAATACAAACAACAGATAATTATGTTGACTGGACTAGTTTGACAAGCGTAGAATTAACTTCTATAAACTTTAGCAGTAGAAGCATACCTGCCGGAACGGAATCAGAAATTGATATTTCAACATTAGGTTTTACAACACCAATTTACATAAACATGCCTGCCAAAGTTAAAAAATTAGGCGTAATTACAAATGTAATCATGAGTATATTTGATGAAACAAATGGTACAATAGATCTAAAATCATCAATGCCAGAGCTACAAGCATTTAGTGATGCTGAACCTAATAGACCAAAGACAGATCTACAAACAGGACGAATAGAAAAAGATGGTATTACTATTACAGCTGGCAATTATCAAAATTATGATGTATTAGTAATGGGCAATATGGCACAAATTGTTGACAAAGGAAAAGTTGGAACAATTGATTGGTTTAAGGTTTTGGATCCACATCCTGGACAATACAAACCAGGACTATCTCAATTAATGCTTAGAAGAAAATTAATTGAAGGTGAATCCGGAAGTATAAGCATAAACGGAAATATTACAGTAAATGAATTAGATCGTACACAATTAATTATTGCTTGGGACGATGATACTATTCCAACCAATACAAATTTAAATTCTCCAAGTGGCAGAAACAATCAAGGATCAGTTGATTTTATAATAGATCCTGGAAAATTTAATCCGGCCGCAAGTAAAACAGCAGGTTTGAGGCTATTACTTTTAGGTGCTATCAACACAAGTTCTAATGTAGGTACAGCAGGATATGATGGACCCGATGCTTGGAAAAACGCAGATAATACTGATTTTGCCGCTGGCGAAAACGATATCGTAGAATGGGATGGCACAAAATGGCATATAGTATTTGATGCTAGTGCTGATGACGGAACTACTACAAAATACATTACTAACCTAAATACTGGCGTACAGTATAGATGGACCGGTACAGAATGGATACTTAGCTGGGAAGGCGAGTATCAAAAAGGTACTTGGCGCCTAGCACTTTAAGATAATTATTTACATGAACCACGAAATAATATGTAGCGGTGCTCTCTTCTATGCTCTACAAACAAAAAGATTTTTGTTTTTACATAGAACACAGAGTAAACAAAAAAATGTTTGGGGCTTAGTAGGAGGAACTAATGGAAAAAATGAATCTCCATGGCCGGCTTTACAACGAGAAATTAAAGAAGAAATTGGCGATATACCATTACTTGTAAAGACCATACCACTAGAAACATTTGTTAGCACTGATAGTAAATTCCAATTTCATACATATTTGGTTGTTGTAAAAGAAGAATTTTTACCAAAGCTGAATGAAGAACATGATGGATATTCTTGGGTGAGTTTTGGTAAATGGCCAAAACCTTTACACATGGGACTAAGAAATACACTACAAAATAAAACTAATCAAACTAAATTAAAAACTGTTTTTGACCTGATAGGATATTTAGAAAATGAAGAAAATTAAAAGTATTACCATAGTTGGTGGCGGATCAGCGGCATGGTTAGCGGCAACATATATACAAAACAATTTTTGGGATATTCCCTTAACTGTGATCGATAAAGAAGTTGGTAATCCTATCGGTGTAGGAGAAGCGACTGTTCTTACTTTTCCGTCATTCCTAAGGCAATGCGGAATCAACTTGCCACAATGGTTTCAAAATGTTGACGGCACATATAAGGCAGGTATTGACTTTCCCAATTGGGTAGAACCAGGTAGAAAAATTTATCATCCTTTCTTTTTAAATAGATCATATTTCGATCTTAAATGTACACAATATGATATTTGGGCACAAAAGCAAAATTTAGATTTTAGAGAATATAGTGTGCCTAGTTATCAAAACACAATGATGAATAAAGTTGATATGTTTAATGCTTTCGAAACTCTAGCGTATCACATTGATGCTGGCAAACTTGTAACTGAATTACAAAACATTTGTGCTAACACAGTAAACATAATCAAGAGTGATGTAGTAAAAGTAAACAAAGACCTAGATGGCTATATAACCAGCCTTGAACTAAAAAATGGTACAATACATCAATCAGACTTTTACCTCGACTGTACGGGCTTCTTATCGCTTTTAAAAGACCAAAAAAAGGTAGAATTACTAGATACTGGTAGACTGTTTACCAATGCCGCAGTAGCAGGTCATGTGCCGTATGAAGATATAGAAAAAGAGTGTGTACCATACGTAAGTTGTCCTGCCGTAGATCATGGTTGGATATGGAAAATACCAACACAATCACGGATTGGTTCTGGCATGGTATTCAATAGCAATATTACAGATCCTGAAGAGGCTAAGAAATATTTTTGTGAACATTGGAACAACAGAATTAAACCAGAAGATCTCAAATTAATTGATTGGACACCCTACTATAGTGAAAACTTTTGGGAGAAAAATGTTGTATCGATTGGACTAAGCGGTGGATTTATTGAACCTTTAGAATCAACAGGACTAGCAAGTATGACTTATGGTGTACAAGAACTTGCTTTACACATACCTCAGTATGCTTATACACAGAATGATATCGACACATATAACAGAACTATGATGGCATGGTATTCAGATGCTGTTGATTTTGTAGGCAGTCACTATGCTGACAGCAAGTGGGACACAAAATTTTGGAACTATGTAAAAGAAAAACATGTAAAATCAGATAGGCACTTGTTTTATGAAGATTGGTTAAAAGATCCTAAGCGAACTTTTTATTCAGATGTATCTAGCAAAACACTTTTTCATCCACAGAATTGGCAACTATGGTTAATACAGATGGGTTATCCTACCAGTGTTGATCTAAATAGACTAAGTCCAATACAAATAG